GGGATCATTCCCCGTTGGGTTGTCTACTACTAACTAAACAACGAGTGCATTATAGCACATCGTATATCGTGGTGTCAACTTATTTCTCATCATCTTCTAAATAATTTACAGCCCTCCTCAAGTTATCCACACTATCTTCAAACCAGCCAAGAGCAGAGTTACACTTACTACACAACCATCCTCTAAACTCTCCTGTCTCATGGTTGTGATCTAACACCCAAAAGTTACGAATGTCCATTCTTCTACTGGAATCTTCTATCTCATCTCCTTTTGTTTTTAAACAAATAGGACAACAATAATCTTCTTTTGGCGGTGGTGTAGTTTCTTTTAAGTATTTTATTTTTTTATTCTGTTCTGATTTACAGGACATACATCTGTTGCCATAACGAACTTTACCATCTTGTCTATAATAAGAACGTATGAAAGACTCAACTGGTTTAAGTTCACCGCAATGAACGCATATTTTATTTTCATCTCCAAGTTTTATAGACTTAGTTGTTTCAAAAAGATTAAGTTGATCGTCCATCAATGTGTCTCTGCCCAATTGTTTCCAACCTTGAAGTCTGAATCAAGGTCACACTTAAAGTTTAGTATTTCCTGTGTTGTATACATAGCCTCCTTTGTTATCTTGGTAAAGCTTTCTATGTCTGGCTTGGCTACCTCAAACTGATACTCATCATG